GCCGACAGCTTCGCGCAGGCAGCGTCCGACATGGGCATCGACATGGACGCCATGCGTGGTGCGTTCGAGGCAGCTGGCATCTCTTCAGAGCAGTTCGAGGAAATCCTCGGCATCAGCCAGGGGTCCGCCGACATGTTTGTCGAGACCCTCAACGAGGCCGTCGCCGCTGGCTTCGACGCCAACGACATCATGGCCGACCTCGGCGTCACCACCGAGGACCTGCAAGCCGCCATGGACGCGTCCGAGGGCTCGGCATCGGCCATGGCCACGACCATGAACGACACGCTGGCGGGCCGCATGGCGAGCATGAACAGCGCCATCGAGGCAGCTGCCATCAAGCTCTCCGACGCGCTCATGCCCGCCGTGTCGGTGGTCGTGGAGCACGTGACCGAGGCCGCGAGCGCCTTCGCTGACTGGTTCGGCTCCCTTGACGAGGGGACCCAGAACGCCATCATCGCGGCCGCTGGCCTGGTGGCCGTGGCTGGCCCCGTCGTGACCGTGCTCGGCTCCATCGCTGGCATCGTGCCCAAGGTCGCGAGCGCGGTGAGCGGCTTCAGCAAGGCGTTCGGCGCGCTCAACACCGTCATGCGCGCCAATCCCATCCTCGCCGTCGTGGGCGTCATCGCCATGCTGGTGGGAATGTTCCTCACGGCCTACAACACCAACGAGGAGTTCCGCGCGAAGGTAGACGAGGTATTCGGCGCGATCAGCGAGACCATCGGCGGCTTCTTCGAGTTCTTCGGCGGCATCGTGGAGGGCATCGGCGGCTTCGTCTCCGACATCGGCGGATTCTTCGGCGGGCTGGCTGAGACGGCTGGCGAGAAGTTCGAGGGCATCAAGACCACCATCGGCGACGTCTGGGGCGGCATCCAGGAAGGCGCTGCGAGCGCCTGGGAGGGCATCACGTCCACGCTCTCCGGTGCCTGGGATGGCATCCAGCAGGGCGCGAGTGACGCCTTCGGCGCAGTCTCCGAGACCGTGAGCATGGACATGCAGACCGCAAACGCCGTGGGCGCTGCCGCTGGCGGCGCACTTGACGCGGCGCTGCGCGGCGACTGGGAGGGCGCGCGGACAGCCGCCGAGGCTGGCTTCGGTGCAATCCGCTCCAACATCGAGACCAAGATGGAGGCGGCCAAGCAAGGGGCCATCGCGGCGGGCAACGCGATCGGCGAGAAGCTGGGCTTCCCTGGCCTGGGAGACACCGTGGCGGGCGTCTTCGAGGGGGCCAAGGGCAACATCGACTCCGCGCTCGAGGGCGCGAAGTCCATCGTGAGTGGCGCAATCGACAACATCGTCGGCTTCTTCAGCGGCGCGAAGCTCGAGCTGCCCCACATCAACCTGCCGCACTTCTCCATCTCGGGAAGCTTCAGCCTGGACCCGCCGAGCATCCCGCACATCTCCGTCGACTGGTACAAGACGGGCGCGATCTTCGCCGGGCCGAGTGTCATCGGCGTCGGTGAGGCGGGCCCAGAGATGGTCCTGCCCGCATCGGGAGGCATCATGGATGACTTCGCACGCTCCGTCGCCTCTCAGGTGGACGGCGGCGGCAACTCCGGGCGCGTGGTCAACGTCTACATCGACGGCGACCGCATCGCGACCGACCGCAGGCTTGAGGACGCGTTCCTCGGCTTCATGGACGAGCTGGCACTGGCGGGGGCGATGTAGAGATGGGCATCACCAACATCGTCCTCAGCGACAACCAGACAAACGCCAAGGGCGGCAACAAGCGCATAACGAGCGCCCACACGCCTGGCGCGCTGTACGTCAAGTTCAGGACCATCAACCGCGACGCGCAGGCCAAGATTGACCTCGCCGTGGCCTACGAGTACGTGGCGCGCGGCGACGTGAGGGGCGGCGACGGCTACGGCGGCTACACCGAGTTGAACGGCTCCACCGAGTGGTACTTCCACCAGTTCACCGTGGGCGGCTCTGACGTGTGGGTGAGCGACCGCGACGCGCTGGTCCCTGGGTACCTCTGGTCGCTCCCGCTCGACTTCGAGAGCGCGAACCACAGCGGCGCGTCCATCGTGGACGCCATCACCAACGGCGACTGGAGCTTCGCCAACCGTAAGTTCGACGCCATCCATTTGCACGTCAAGATAAAGACGTGGTACTACGTCGGCTCGACCCTCACGGCCTCGGACGTGGCCCACGCCGACCTCTACATTGGATACATCCCAACGTATACCGCGACCAGCGCGACCCTCACGACGGACGGCCTGACCATCCGCTACTCGTCTCCGAACTGGGACCGCTCATCGGACCGCTGGGAGGTCGTGAGCCTACGCCAAAGTTCCAAGAACGTGACCAGCACGAAGAGCAAGCCATGGGGCCAAGTCTCCAAGGCTGGCACCATCACCATCCCCGCGAAGGCCGTGACCTACGCGCCCGCCGACGGGACCATCAGCGGCGAGATACGCATGAACTCGTGCTGGCGGCCCGCTGGCGAGGAGTTCGCTAGCATGACGTTCGCCGCGCTCCCGTTCGAGAACAACGCCGAGGCCAACACGCCCGCCATGGCCGTGATCGAGGATGCCGCGAACGGGCTGGTGAGAGTGGTCGTGACCGACTCGGGCGACCAGGACGTGCCCCTCTCAACCGCCCTCGTGACGATGGTGGGCGGCGGGCTTCCCAGCGACTCGCAGACCATCGCCGTCGGCGAGATGGCCACCTTCGCGCCGCCCATCGGCGAGGGCTACACGATCAGCTGCATCGGCCTCACCGCCGACGGCAAGGCCAAGCGCGTGAGCGACAGGACGGGCGGACCCGTCTCCATCGTGGGCGGCGGAATCCTGCTCACCTCCGAGGGCGACGCCCACGTGCGAATCCCCTACGACGCGGGCATCTCCGAGAGCCTGGGGCCCGAGTCGGAGACCGTGAAGCTTGCGGGGCGTTCGAGGCCGTCCGCGTTCTTCGGCGAGGGCGGCACTCGCAAGGTGACCGTCTCGGGCACCGTCTGCATCGAGGCGGGCCACGGCCTCATCGTGACGCCCATCGACGCCATCGAGACCATCGCCGAGGCGGGGCCGCTGGTGCTCCGCGACGAGATCGGTCGCAGGATGCAGGTCTACGCGTCAGGCGTGAGCGTGAGCTGCGCCGACCTGCCGCAATGGCTGCGCCGCGTCTCCATCACCTGCGAGGAGGTGGCCTAGTTGACCGACTGGGGCGCTTCCGGGCGGCGCGACACCTACTCATTCGACCTCGTGGACCCGTTCACGCTGGCGAAGGCGGGCACGCTGGACGCAGAGCCGTCCGCGTGCTCCCTCACGTGGGCGTACGACAGCGACAACATCGTGAGCGGCAAGGTGACCGAGGTCAACAGTGACTTCCGCCTGAATGGCCGCGACATGCTCGTGAGGGTCAACCATCACTGCGAGTGCGACGGCGAGGTCGTGGACGAGCCGCTGGCCACCATGTTCGTTGACAACCTGAGCAGGTCATCCCACGACGGCATGACCAAGCGGGCGCTGACGCTCTATTCGACGCGCTGGCGGCTCTCGCAGGACTTCCTGCCCTCCGACTTCGCGCGGGCCAAAGGGACGGGCGTCATCGACGCCATCAAGAACCTCGTGAACACGGCTGGCGGTCGCTTCAGCATCGCCCACGACGCACCGACCGCGCGGACCTTCGGCGCGAACATCGGCTTTCCCGTCGGCTCCAACCGACTGGAGGCCATCGATACCATGGCGGGATGGATCAGCTGCGAGACGGGCGTGGACCCGCGCGGCTGGATCACCATCGCCCCCTACGTGGACCCCGCCAAGCGCTCCGTGGCGTACACCTTCGCCGATGGCTCAAACTGCACCTACAAGGCGGGTATCGAGTGGGACTCCACCCGCTCCGACCCCATCAACCGCGTGGTCGCCTACTTCACCCGCGAAAAGAAACCCGCCGACGAGGCCGCGAACATCCCGCTGAGCGCGCGGTGCGTCGTGGACCTGCCCGAGTCGCATGCGTTCTCCTACGAGCGCTCGGGCCGCTACCGTACCGAGGTCCTGCGCGTCTCCGACTATTGCACGCAGGCCGAGCTGGAATCGCGGGCGCGGGCGTACCTCTACGCAAACTGCGGCGATGCCACGAGCATCGTCATCGAGCACCCACGAATCCCAGGCGTGGAGGTGGGCGCGGTGGTTGACTATCGCAACTCGGTGGACGACCCGTCGCCCGTCTCCGTGCGCTGCCTCGTGACGCAACAGAGCATCCGCGCCCTCGGGCCCGGATGCATGACCCAGAGCAAGCTGCTCATCATCGGATGGAGGTGAGGCCATGGCGACCAAGCTAGACGTGGCCAAGCGCATCGCCGGGGCCGTCCCCGTGACCCGCCACGCGAGCGCGGGCGCGTTCGACGCCGCGAGCACCACGCGCTGGGGCACCGTCACGGCCATCGACTCGGACGGCAACGCGACGATCCAGCTGGACGGCTCAGAGAGCGGCGACGCCGTGACGCTCGCCACCGAGACCACGCCAGCCGTTGGCGACCGAGCGACGGTCATCCACGAGGGCGGCGTCTGGAAGGTCATCAGCCTCTCCAAGGTCGCGGCGGATGCCGCTGCTGGACTCACGGCAGCAGCCGAGGTCTCGGACCTCACGCAGTACTTCTGGCATGACAGCGTGGGCTGTCGCATCAGCACCGAGGCTGGCGTGGCCCAGGGCGAGCAGAACGCGCTGTGGCAGGCGGGGTTGATGCTGTTCAGGCGCGGCTCAAGGCGAATCCTCGCCCTCACGACAGCCGAGGGCAGCGAGGGCCTTTCCATCTACGATGGCGTTAACAACTACGATGACAACATCGTCGCGTGGTTCAAGGCCGACTCCATCGCGCTGGGGCGCAATTCCGAGAGTGCCCACGTCTATCTGTGCGGTGACACGTTTGATATTTACGCAGACACCACGGTGGGGCAAGGCTACCTCGTGGCAGACCATGGCGTCATCATGCGCGTCTACGAGACTGGAAGCACGACGAATCTAGCTGGACAGCTCGGGCTTACCTACGATGGCTCAATCATCGGCGTGACCGACGGCACCGCCTCGGTGCAGTCGTGGAGCGACATGACGCTTGTCTCCGCAAGCGGTGACATAGACATAAAGGCCACTGGAAGCAGCGGCACGGCGGCGCTCACGAGCACGAACAGCCACGCCTACCTGACGGGGGGCCAGAACGTCTACGCCGAAGCGCAGAACGGCACGTTCTACATCACCGGCGGCACCGGCGTGGCTATGAGCGCACCGAAGTTCAGCTCCACCGCATCGACCGTCACCCTGAGCAGCCCTGGCGCGTGGAGGAGCGCCATCCTCTCCACCGCCTTCGCGAGGCCGAGCGCCAACGTGAGCATCGCGACGAGTGGGGACACCAAGCTAACCTGTGCGACGTTCCAGACCACCGACTCCGACGCATTCGAGAGCTACAACGGAGGAATACGCGTCAAGCGTGCGGGGACCCTGCGAATCTTCGCGTCGATGAGCTTTCAGATTGCCACGACGGACGCAATGGGCACTTGCATTGTCTACCGCAACAGCACGTCTACAGCGTACACGATGAGCGGCGTGTCGAGCGGCTCACATTACGGATACGCTGGAATCAATGGTTGGTTGCAGACCGTGGCGGCTAATGACGTCATCTACTTGTACACGAACCTGGCGAGTGCGGGCACTATCAGTGCGCGTGGCTCGTGGTTGAGCCTGGAATTCATGGACTAGGAGGAACCGATGGAGGCAGTCATCGACGCGCTGCGGGAGACCCTGGCGAGAGGCTACGACCTCGCCGACATGCTGAGCCGCATCGACGTTCTCTTCGCCGAGGGCCGCATGACGGAGGCCATGCGCACGGCGCTCATCGAGGAGGCGCGGGCCAACGCCAAGCCAGAGGCGTCATACGCGCCCACGGACGAGCGGCTGCTTGCCCTTGAGACCGCCCTGCGGGCGCTTGAGAGCCGCGTGGAGGCGCTTGAGCGCGGTGCTGGCACCAGCGCCCAGGGCGGCGAGGAATGCGGCTCCGAGGGCATCCTGTGGCCCGAGTGGCAGCAACCGCTTGGGTCGCATGACGCATACGCAATCGGGGCCAAGGTGCTCTTCGGCGGCAAGGTGTGGGAGTCGCTAATCGACAACAACGTGTGGAGCCCGTCGGTCTACCCAGCCGGGTGGAAGGAGGTAGCGTAGATGCCCATCACGCTAGAGGTGCCAATCATCGAGCCGATAAGCGCGGTCCCGTTCCTCATCGTCTGCGTGTTCGTCATGTTCGACGTGGTCGTGGGCCTGTGCAAGGCGTTCGCCACGCACTCCTACGAGAGCGCCAAGATGCGCGCGGGTCTGTGGCACAAGAGCGCCATCATCGGCGTGACCATCCTCGCATACGCGTTGCAGATAGTCACCGCGATGATGGACTTCACCGTCGTGGGCATCGAGGCGGGCACGTCCGTACCCATCACGCTCGCCGTCACCGCGTACATCGTCCTGATGGAGGTCGGCAGCATCCTTGAGAGCATCGTGACCATCAACCCCGAGTTGGGCGGGCGCGGCCTGATGCGGCACTTCGGCGGGTTCGCGCCTGACCCAGACGCCACCGCCGAGCTTCCGACCGTTGGCGGCGATGAGTGATGGCGCTCAACGGCATCGACATCTCGACGTGGGACTCTGGCCTCGTCATCCGCAACGTGAGCGCGGACTTCGTCATCTGCAAGGCCACGGAGGGCGCGGGCTTCACCGACCCCACCTTCCGAGGCTTCGCCGACCAGACGCTGGCATGCGGGCGGCTGCTGGGCGCGTACCACTTCGCGAGGAGCAACAGCGGACCCGAGGAGCAGGCCGACTACTTCGTCGCGACCGTGAAGCCTTATCTTGGGCGGTGCACGCTCTGGCTCGACTGGGAGAACGCGGAGGGCTACGACCACGCGACGCTGGACCAGGGGCCGACGTGGGCGCTTCGGTGGCTGAGGCGCGTGAAGCGCATGACGGGCGTCACCCCCGGCATCTACACCAGCAAGTCGGTCACGAACTCCTACGACTGGCGGCAGGTCTGCGCGGAGGGCTACCCGCTCTGGGGCGCGGAGTACGCCTCGATGAGCACGGTCTACGGCTAC